CTCCGGGCCGCAGAACTTGCTGGGCGATGGGTCGGACTACAGCGGCTGGACCGCAGGGACTAACTAGAACATGGCACACGCACTCATCATCACCGCAGCTCCGAGCGGCGGCCTTACTTACTCCGACAACGATGTCGTCCAAGTCCTCGACGGGCACCTGAACCCCGGCGGCAGCGTGACCGGCACTAGCTCCGGCTTCGCGTTCGTCTACTGCTCCGACAAGGAGCATGACGACCCGGAGGTCTTGGCGCTCATGGCCCCGTGGGAGGGCGACCTCATCGACCCGAACGACCCGGACCTCGGGCGCGAGCAGCTTGGCAAGCGTCGATACGGCGTGACGCTGGCCGACGCAGCGCACCTGACCTGGGTGGATCACGACGATCCGGCGGCTGCTGCGATCACGAAGACCTGGGCGGAGATCGTCGCTCTGCGTAGCGACAAGGCTGGCGGCTGATGGTCACGGTCATCACGCGGACAATCGGGCCGAGCGGGCGTGACTACGCTTCGTTCACGCTGGCCGAGGCCGATGTTACGAACATCGGGACCTCGGCTGACCTCGTTGCGAACGATGAGGCGATTGTCTTCGAGGCGGATGCGGGGACCTACAACGAGTTTGTGACGATTAGCAGCACGCTGACGACCGACGCTACTCGGAATGTGACCTACACCCATGCTGCGGGCTCTGAGCATGGCGGAATATATGGCGATGGCGTTTTTGTAAATGGTGTGGGCCCCGATGGAATACTTATCGAGGATGATTTCACGCACCTTGTAGGCCTGTGCATTTATAACAACAACTCCTTTTGCGTTAGGGGGAATGGCACTGGACTCGTTTATGATTCTTTGATTGGTTACAATCCGAACGGCTCCAACTTCCTATTTAACCCTGGCGAGAGCGCGCACCTCAATGTGATGCGTAACTGTGTCGCCAATATAGGTAACAACACAGGTTTTTACACCTCCAGGGATGTGCGGGCCAAGATAATCAACTGCACCGCCCTGCAAAAAAGTGGAACGGCATACGCTGGATTCCGGCCCCAAAAGCTGCTTGCCTCGGAAACACACATTGTTGAGTTCATCAACTGCGTCAGCCTTGTCACAAGCAACTACATCGAAAATCTGCCTCCGACAGTAACCGGCTCCAACAACTTCGGCGGCGCGACGAATCCCTTCCCCGTCGCTATCCAGGGCTCTCCGTACCCCATCACCGCCTCAACCGCCTACGACCCCGGCGCAGGAGACTTCGCGCTCTATGTCGGCAAGAACGGTGCGCTGCTCGACTCGCCCAACAACGATGTGATCGGCGGCGGCGTAGGCCCGTCCGTGAACAGCGATGTGCCGACGACGGACATCCTGGGCAACCCTCGCTCTGGCGCTACTGCGAACCCCGGCGCGTTCGAGGTGCCGCAAGCTACGGCGACCCTGACCCGAACCATCGGCCCTGTGGGGCGGGACTACGCCAGCTTCACGCTCGCAGAGGCGGATGTGACGAACATCGGCGGGTCCGCTGATCTGGTGAACGAGAACGAGCGGATCGTGTTCGAGGCTGATGCGGGGACCTACGCGGAGAGTGTGAACATCGACAGTACCCTGACTACCGATGCTACGCGGAATGTGACCTACAAAGCCGCTGCGGGCAGCGAACATGGGGGCGTAGCTGGCGCGGGCGTCCGCATCCAGTTTGGAAACCTTGCGATCTCATCGGTGTGCGTCCAGTTGCTACGAGCGTTCACCGCACTAGACGGTCTTGAACTTGACTGGACTGATGTATCTTCTACCGGCCGGGCTATAGACATCAACCTGGATGTTCGCGGTGTCTCCATTTCTAACTGCTTGATTCGTTACGCTGGCAGCGGGCGGGCCATCTACCACTTTCGATCAAGCACTTATGACCTAGCGTCGTATCCAGTCACAATCACTAACTGCTCGATTTATGCGCCGAATGGCGCTGGGGCAATTTTCTATAACTACGGCGCTAGCGATAAGGCGTTTGCGGTAACGAACTGCACCTTTACTTGCAGAACTGGCTACATAGCGATTACCGGCTACACCAACGATGCGGGCTTTACCACTACATATACCCTGACGAACAACCTCGTTCTGGCGGGCAATCCATATAACACTGCGTCGGGCGGCGGCGGCGTTGTGACCCTTCTGGGCTCCAACAACTTCGGCGGCGCGACGAATCCCTTCCCCGCCGCGCTGCAAGGATCTCCCTACCCCATCACCCCAACGACCAGCTTCTCCACGCCCCTCGGCTCCGGGGACTACGCGGTCTACATGGGCGCGACGGGAGCGCTGGCTGATGTCGAAGGCAACGATGTCTGGCAGCATGGCATCGGGCCTGCGCTGAACAGTGATGTCCCTACGACGGACATCAACGGTGTGGAGCGCTCTGGCACCCGGTGCAACCCTGGCGCGTTCGAGGCGGATGGGTTTGTCGCGCCGACCGTGCTGACCCGGACGATTGGTAGCGGGAAGGACTACGCGAGCTTCACCTTGGCCGAAGCTGATGTGACCAACATTGGCTCAGGCACCGACCTGACCTTTGAGAACGAGGCCATCGTCTTTGAGGCTGATGCCGGGACCTACGCGGAGAACGTGACCTTCCAGAGTACGCTGACGACCGACGCGACTCGGCAGGTGACTTACAAGCCTGCGGCTGGGTCAGAGCATGGCGGCGTGCGCGGAAATGGAGCGTACATAGACGGACAAGCCCAACTACGAGATTCGCATACCGTGTTCGATGGCTTAGGCGCTAGAAATGTATACGCGCAGAATGGCGCTGCTGGAGTCACCTTTCGCAACGGCACCTATGCTCTCTTTGATACTGCGGCTGCGGGTGCGGGCACCTCTGAATATCCAACGGTTATTGAAAACTGCTGCTTCTCAAATACTGGTGGGTCCAATCACATCACACTCCGCAACGGTCCCTCGTACCCTGTCGGATACTACCGGGTGACCAACTGCACATTCACAGATGTTGTAGTAAGTAAATATTCAATCTTCCTCCTTGGCGCATACACGACGCTGGAGGTCGAGATCGTCAATTGCATGGTGCTTGAGTCCTATGGGTGGGGCGACATTACTGGCGGCGCGGCTGTTGTAACTGGCTCCAATAACTTCTCGAACGGCTTCCGTCAGTTCCCCGTCGCCCTGCGCGGCACCCCCTACCCCATCACCGCAACCACCAACACCTCGCCCGGCGCTGGCGACTGGGCCATCTACGACGCGGACACGGGGGCGCTGGTCTACGACTCGGACAACGATGTCCTGGGGCAGGGCATCGGCCCGGCGGGCAACTCCGCTGTCCCTACGACCGACATCTTGGGCAACACTAGATCTGGTGCCTTCTGCGATCCGGGGGCTTTCGAGGCATCGCCCGCCATCGCTAAGTCCCCAGGCGGAACGCTCGTTGGCGGATACGTGCCTGTGGGGACCTACGACGTGGTCCCTGACAGCTTCCCTGAGGCCGTTGAGGAGGCGATCCCGCTGTATAGCTCCACGTCACAGGCGCTCTACGCCATCCGCCCCATCGTGAGCAGCGAGACCAAGGCGGGCAATATCTCGACTCGGACGTGGACTCTTCAGTATAGAAATGCTAGCCGTTCCGAGTACAGTAGGGTGCTGGAACTCTACGCGCTCTCGAAGGGGGGGGCCGAGGGTCTCTACTGGAACAATCAGAACTTCACCAGGGGGGGGAGCACCGAAACCGTTGTCGTCCGTATGTCTCAGGGGCCGCTCAAGGCCACTCGATCGACGCACGGACGGTACAAGTTCACGGTCAAGCTAGAGGAGATGCGATATGCCCCCTAGTGGTAGCCCCGTCAAGGAGCAGATCCTCGACGATCTGGTGACGACGCTGCAGTCCATCACTGCTGGCGACGACTACTACACGACCGTCGAGCAGGTCGTGCGTGTCGATGGAGGCCCCATGGAACTGAAGATGTTCCCGGCCATCGCGGTGCTTCCGACCAAGACGGAGTACGACCGCGAGGGGAGCCAGGGGACGACGACGATCAGTTCCTACTTCTATGTCCAACTGTCTCTGTTCCTGCGTACCCGCACGGACGGAGCCGAGAAGATCGAGCGCTTCATCCGCGATGTGCACAAGGCGACGATCGCCGACCGCACTCGCGGAGATCGCGCTGTCCACACAGCGGTGATTCAGGACGAGGTCACTTACCCGACCGAGGACGATGAGCCGTTCATCATTGCTGACTTGGTCGTCGAGATCGTTTACCGGACGAGATACAACGACCTAAACACACCTTCCTAGGAAACCAACCATGTCCTTTCGTACTCACCACCGCAAGCTTTTGCTCGCCCTCGAAGCCGATGAGGGCGTGGCGGAGACCCTTGACCCGACCAACGACTACATCGAGTGCATCGAGCCGACTTACTCGATCACCCCGCGCACCTTCGAGCGCAATGTGACTCGCAAGTCGATCACTCCGGCCCCGATCGTGACGCCCGGAATTGGGCGCGCTGCGGGTCAGCCCTCGGCTACGGTCGAGTTCTCTTTCCAAGTCGAGCTTGCCGGAACGGGTTCGGCGACGAGCCTGCCCCGCTGGAGCCGCATCCTTGAGTGCTGTGGCTTCGAGAAGCACGCCGTGGGTCTTGTGACCCTCGACACGACGCCCCTTGCTGGCGCGCCGAACGATCCGCAGGTGATCAAGAACGGCGAGAACCTGTCTGTTGGTACGGGTGATACCGCGTACAACGCGAGCAACCGCATCGGTCGCTCGGTTGGCGATCACTTCTACGGCGACCGTGCGATCTACTACAACGCCGCAGGAGCTAGCGGCTCGGGCACCTCTGGTGACAAGCTGTACGGCCAGATCGACGATGTGAATGGCAGCATTCTGTCGTTGGCTGCAACTGTCGGTTACGGGTTCGTGCCCGTGTCCACTGACGCGCTTGGTGGCGCTAACAGCACCTCGGCTACTGTTGCCCTGTACATGAGCAACACGGGGGACTACCTCGAAGCGACGGGCTGCCGTGGCAATGTCGAGTTCGTGTTTGCTTCGGGTGACCGCGTGCTGATGAACATCACCATGATGGGCGTGCTCAACAAGTATGTCAGCGGGTCGTCTGACATCACCATCGTCGGTGAGGGTCTCTCGATTCCTCCGGGTTTCGTGAATGTCGATCTCGCGCTCGGTGAGTCCACCTTCGGCATCACCGATGCTGCTGACTCCACCGCCACGGTGTTCAACACGATGAACATCAACATGGGCAACGAGATGACTGTCCGCGAGTCGGTCAGCGCCTCGACGGGCTACGCTGAGACGGTCATCACTGGTCGCTCTAGCAGCATGACCTTCAACCCCGACGCGGTCGCCAACCTTGCTTCGAACGCGCAACTTGACCACTGGCAGCGGTTCCTCGCTGGAGAGACCTTCCGTGGCAACTTCCAAGTTGGCTCGACGGCGGGCAACAAGTTCCGCTTTAAGTTCCCCGCTGCCCAGTTCACGGGCATCGCGGACGGCAACCGTGACGAGGTAACCATCCTCGACTCGACCTGCACCCTGACTGGCGGCGACTACGGCTCGTCGGTTCAGGAGGCTGTGAACGACACGGGCTCGACCTCGACCGCTATCTCTCCCCGCATCGGGAAGGATAACGAGTTCGTTTTCTACTCTCTCTGATATCGGCAACCACAGGAGGCAACCATGCCGATCGCACTTGATCCCAAAGCTACTTTCGAATACATCCTCGAAGACGACCGCAAGCTCCCTGAGGAGGATCGCACGGTCTTCAAGCTTCGTGGCCTGACGGTGTCTGAGGAGGCTCGGGTCGCTGACTCGATGATCTCCTCAGTCCCTGGTCAGGACGAGCTTTCGATTCGTTCCGGCACGCACCAACTGACCGTGCTTCGGTACGGTCTTCGCGGCTGGTCGAACTTCAAGGACTCGTCCGGCAACGAGATCCCCTTCGAGGTGTCTTCTCGCCACCCTCGTCACGTCACCGATGAGGCTCTGGACCGCCTCTCTCCTAAGCATCGGCAGGAGCTTGTCAATGCCGTCATGGAGAGGGGAGAGGTTAAGCAGTCGGAGGGGGAGTGATCCGGGCGGCGGTAGCCCAATCATGGGGGGCGGCTGTTGCACGCGCGTGCAAGAAGCCGTTCCCCGATTGCTCGCGCTGCCGCCGCCCTCAGTACTCCAGCATGCGAGAGGCCTGGGGTTGTGACGCTCCTGCTCCTCGCGCGGTGTGGTCCGGCCCATGTTCGCGCTGTCGGGGTTCTCAGGAGGAGTGTCCCGATTGCAACGGCACTGGACAGATTGAGTACTTCCGGTGCCCAAGCTCAATGGTCACGTCTGCGCCTCAGTCGCTCCGTCTGCACGTGGACCTCATGATGCGGGCCTACCATCACTACGATCGCCGCAATGTTCTGCCCGCGCAGGGCGCGTGGCTAGATCAGTCGCGCAGCTTTCTGGCCTGCGTGGAGATTATCGACAGCGAGCGCAACTACTGGGAGGGCGTCCTTCATGAGCACCAAGAGCGCGAGATGAAGAGGATGCAGGCCCAGACCAAAAGCCCGAGGAGCCACAGATGAGCAATGCGACACTGACCTGGGAGCTTCGCGTCAAGGACATGGCGAGCGGTGCATTCCGCTCTCTTGGTCAGAGCGCGCAGCAGGGAGTCACTCAGGCTAGGTCTGCGATCGACCGGCTCAAGGATTCGCTGAAGGCTGTTCCTGGCCGCGTTCTCAAGGCGGCGGGCAGCTTCCTGAAGCTGGCCGCCGCTGCCACTGGGCTGACGGGCATCGTGACTGCGGTGCAGTCTCTTTTCCGCGCCACTAGGACGGGCTTGGCTGACGCCATCAAGTTCAACAAGGCGATGGTGGAGGTCTCAACCATCTCCGATGACGTGCAGAGGAACCTCGACGAGGTCACTCAGCAGGTGCTGGACATGTCCACCGCGTTCGGGATTGCAGAGACCACAGCCTCAAAGGCTTTGTATCAAACGATCTCGGCTGGCGTCACGGACACGGCAGACGCCATGGGACTGCTTGAGGGCGCTACTGTTCTTTCGACTGGTGGCCTCGCAGACCTGAGCAGCACCGTTGACGTTTTGACGGACACCATCAATGCCTATGGCTTTGACGTGTCCGACGTGACGCATATCAACAACGTGTTCTTCGAGACTGTCCGTCTTGGCAAGACCACGGTGCAGGAGCTTTCGGAGGGGCTCGGCGTTGTGACGCCAGTCGCCGCCGAACTGGGTGTTTCGCTTGAAGAGTTGACCTCGATGCTTGCGACCCTGACCAAGGGCGGTATCGACAACACGACGGCGATCATCTACATGCGGCAGGCTCTGGTCTCAGTGCTGAAGCCTAGCACGGAGGCTCAGGAGCTTATTGAGAGGCTCGGGCTAGAGTTCAACGTCTCCAAGATCCGCTCGGACGGATTCATCGGTGTCCTCGATGATATTCGCGACAAGGTCGGCGATGACGTGTACGCCCTCCAGACTCTGTTCCCGAACGTGCGCGCGCTGGTGCCCGTGATGGCCCTGGCCGGAAGTCGGTTTGAAGAGTTCA